GGTAGCCATGGATTGAAGTGTTTTGTGGAAGTGTAGTTGGTTTGCAACCAGTTGTATAGGCCGGTTGCCCGCCGGGTAGTGAAGGTGGTTAAGAGGTCTGGCGAAGGTTACCTTTCATGTAAAGGTAGATCGCCTCTAGCTCATCCAAGCTGGCGTCGTTCTTGAGGAAGTTGGCACGGGCTGAAATGACCTTGACGTTGCCCCTGGTATAGCCGCCTGCTGGATCAATGCGATCTAGCGTTGGGGCGTTCCAGTTGTCTTTCATCGAAACGCGACCCTTGCCGATAGAAGCAAAGATCGGGATACCCAGAACTGGGCAGATCTCTGGAATCTCAATGTCCTCTACGATCAGGTTGCATTCCAGGCCGCGATCTTTGGCACGGTTGCGTGCGTTGTAAAGCAGTTTCCGCCGTGGGTCGATGCGGATGTACTCCTGATTGCGACAGGTCTTGCAGCGGGTGGATCGTTTAATCCCGTCCAAGTCCGTGCGTGCTTCGCCTGCGTGGGTATCAGGCCAGAAGGAGTCAGGTGCAAGCGGCTGTTCACACCCGGTACACCAGAGCAGCGTTGGATCTGGGGATTTTGCGGAGGCTGGCATTAGGTGTAGACGATCATCAGGGTTCCATCCGACTTGCGATATACGTCGCCATTCACAAGACCGCCAGTCTTGGCGGCTGCGTTATCAGCATAGACGGGAGTATTGGCAATGTTGATAATCCGACTGTTTTTGATCCGCAGCGCCTCAGTTGGTGATGACGCGCCATCTGCAGTAACGGAGAACACTAGTCGGCCTGGCATGTCGTTGGCGCCAGGGGTGCCGTCTACGCGGCATTGGATAGATGCGGCCCCGCTCCGAATGTCCGTACCATCTGCGCCAAAAAAGCCTATTTCGCCAAGCGTGTCGCCGCTTGCTACAAGCGTATTTGAGTTAATGCTCGACCCACGGGATTTAGCTAAAGCAAGCAGCGAGCCTGACTCATTGCTTGGAAAATCAGTTCTTAAAAGCAACGCGCAGGGGTTGCTTAATGTGTTAATTTGTGATTGTGGATCTACATCAAAAGTGCCAGCGGCGGCTGAGTGTTGTACTCCAGTGACAGAAGACGTACCAACCAGCAGCCTGCCGGAGCTGTCGATGCGGACTTTTTCGTTTATGCCTCCTGTATAAAAACGGTGTCCGTCTCCTCTGTAAGTAATTTCACGCCAGGCAACACCTGGACTTACACAAGTGATATTGCCTAAGTTGGTTGTCGTATCATAACTTAGAGCTATTGCAGAAGAATTTGTTGAGGCAGAGGGGGAAACAATAAAAAAGCCATCATTCCATACCGAGCCGCTTCCCAATGTAGATCCATTGCTAGAAGATGTGGATACTGATAGTTTTCCAGCGGCAACCGTAGTGCCAACCCCTACATTCCCACTCGCATCAACAAACAACCGCCCCGTGCCACCCGTGCTGATGGCTAATTGGTCTGCGCCGGGTGAGTAGATGCCGGTGTTGGGGTCACCAGTAAAGCTAAACGTAGGTGCAGCGGCGGTTCCAAGTGATACGGCTTTAAGCTGACCTGCTGAATCCACGCGGAAACGTTCGGTGCCATTAGTGGCAAACGAAACTTGGTCCGCGCCAGAGCTATAAATACCGCTGTTGGGGTCGCTGTCAAAGCTGAAGCTTGGTGCTGCTGCCGAGCCATCCGGTGCGCTGGCCAGCAGTTCGCCGTAGGTAATCTTCTTATTTTTATCGGCTGCCGCAGCCTCACTGATGTCAACGATGGGCAGCAGGTCACCAGTTGCTGGTGCTGTCAGCGCCGTCAGATCCGAGATTTTGCGGTTAGCCATGGAAATCCTTGCGTAGTGGTAGTTTAACCTGCTAGATCAGTAAACAACGACTATGCAGTAGCCAGCTCCGCCAGCGCCTGGTGCCACTGAATTGCCGCCTTGATCACAAGCAGATCCGCCACCGGCTGGAAATGTTCCGGCTTGTCCTGCTAAACCCACCGCTTGAGCAGTGCCACCTTTGCCGCCAAAAAGTGAAACACCGCCAGCGCCCAAAGTGCTTCCACCATTGTGTCCGCCACCACCGCCTCCTCCCCATTGAGAAGTGGCACCGGCAATGCGTGCACTTGAACTTTCGCCGCCGCCACCGCCGCCATAAGTACCACGAGATGCTTCAAAAAAACTATCTGCACCATTTCCACCGTCACTTGTAGCGTCATATCCGTTTCCACCGTCAATAAAGTCTCCAGCACTTACCCAACCACCTCCTCCACCACCGCCAGGGCCGTTGCTTGTTGTGTATCCGCCACCGCCACCATATGCAGTAAGCAAAGAACCAAAGGAGGAATTTGAACCAATAGAACCATTAACATTTGTTGTACCAGCCGCAACTGATCCACCAGCGCCAATCGTAATTGAGACTGTACTTGGTAACGCTGAGAGTAAGTATTCAGCAACAACACATGCACCACCGCCGCCACCACCGCCACCACCAGTTGAACGAGCACCAGAACCGCCGCCAGCCCATAAATAAATTCTGGCAATAGTACCACTACCGGGTTTATTCCAAGTGTCAGAACTTGTAAATGTTGTAACTGAACTGGTAGCAACCGTAGACCACGATGCAGCCGTGCCGTTGGTTACCAGTGCTTTGCCAGCGTTGCCGCCTTGACTGGGAAGTAGTGCCGCCAGTGCTGTTGCGGCTGTTGTGTTTCCGGTGCCACCGTTGGCAATCGGTGTGATACCACCAACTTGGAAGGCAACCGGATCTAAAACGCCTTCTGTGATCCAAGCCGTGTTGGATCCGTTCCGTATTTTTTTGACAGGTGGGCTACTACTGGTGTCAACCCAAGTCTGAAATGCAACCGTAACGGTCGGTGCGCTGTTGCCGCTGTTTTGGCTGTAGAGCGCAGCAAGGTTGTCGTTGATGTCCGCTCGAACGCTTGGAAACGTTGCGTTTTGGACTACTTGATCAGATTGAGCCATTAGAAGGCACGTCCGTAGCCAACGGCATTGTAGGTGAAGTCTACTGCCTGCCTTGTACTGCCTTGCAAGAATTCCACATCAAACCCGGTGCGGCTTAAATTTGTGATGCTTGCCCGCACATTATTACCAAGCGCCAAGGCAGTGACCCCAACGCTGGGTAGCAGCGTGTAATACGGATCGCCAACGGTCACCGCTTTGTAAAAGGCGTTGGGGAATGTGATCGAAGTTACTGCGCTGCTGCTGCTGGTCAGTGTGGCCAAGCTGGTGGTTACGCGTCTGGTTAGTTCCAGTTCTGCGCCAAGTTCGTCGATGGCAACGCCGATCAATTCGGTTTCAGTAGTAAGAATGGCTTTCACCTGGACACCACGACCACGGATCATGCCACTTGTGAACTCAGTCCATGGTCCCCACGTTGGTGATCCAGATGGGTCGTCCAAGGTAGTGCGGACGTAAGTTGTAACGTTGATTTGGTCGGCAACGGTGCCATCAAAGAAGCCAGGTTGTAAATCAAAATTGCCACTTACAGCATCAAACAGGGTTGAAAAGACAACCGGACGGCTGACGATGTAACGCCTGATTCTGAAGTCGTATGCAGCGCCAAGATCAAAGGTATCTTTAAACTCATACTCGGCGGCGCAATCACCCGCGCAGTAAATTGTTTCCCAGTAATCGGGGGCAACGTAAATGTTTGGTGTCAGCAAGAGTGCTGTTTCACCAGCGTCATATGCGCAGTTAGTCTTTGTTCCGCTAAATGGTGTAGCAAGATCCTGTTCCGCCCATTCTTTTGCGGTAACACGTGATTCTGGCTCTGGCAGTACAACTTCAACGCCGGTTGCAATAACAGAACGGTTGCCAAGGAAATCCTCAAACTTCAAGAAATAGGTGCCAGGCAGCAATGGCACTTGTTTTTGTGTGGAGCTGCCAGCTACTGCCTGCACAATGTCATTACTGTTATTCCAGTCAGCGCTAGTCAATGCCCGTGGATCGTGGCGGATGATGACGCGGCCACCAACCTGCACGTCAAGTTCTGGCGCTTGTTTCCAGGTAAGGATGACCATGTCCTCGCCGGTTGCAATGGCACTTACGTTCTGCACATCAAAAGGTGCCGCACCAAGGCCAGCTACTGTGTAGTCAGATATTGCTGGCTCGCTGAACAAGATGCCAGTAGAACTGATGCTACTTACTTGAATCTGGTAGTTGCCAACTTTGACATCAAGGATATCAAATGTGGTGCCCTGAACCGTAATTGTGGTGAAGTTGTCGTCTTCGTGCCGGTATTTAACGCGGAAATTTTTAATACCTTGTGGTCCAAACCAGCCGAACGTAATTTTGACAGCAATGCGACCGTTGAGTTCATATTGCACCTCTGGACTCGTTTCACCACCAAGTTGAGTAACATTGATAACTGCCAACTCACTAGGTTGAGCGGGAATTACGTTGAGATTTGTGGCATCTCTAAATTCAAGTGGTGCGCCATCCTCGACGTAGGCATACTTGCTTTCGTTATGCGAAATAGCCGTGATGCCATAGTTGATGCCATCCGACTCACTGACACTTAGGACGCGCCAAGTGCTTGCTTGAAGTGATGGACTTTCAAGTATCCAAATACTGTTAATGTTTGGTACATCACTTAATGTTGTTTGTAATGTAATTACATTACCTGTCACGTTTGCAACTAACCGTTGCTCGACGCTTCCGTCTGGAAGGATCACGCTTAGCAGCGAACCACCCTCATAACTCAGGTCGGTATCAGTAGAGTTGTCAACTGTTATTTCTGCAATGGTTGCTGCTGCAATACGACCAGCACGTCGTGAGCCAGCACGAACTGGGTCTGAAATCAGAATGATTTGTCCAGGGCGCACCTGCTGACCAGCGTCAAGACTAGATGCGAAGGTGCAGATTTCTTTCTCGTAACGTTCAGAAAACAATAACCAGCGACCAATGCGGTTGGCTTGGCCTCTGCTGGTGCAGGCAAAAGCGCTGATATCGGATTTCACCACGCCATACTTGGCAATGGAGTCGGTATCCTCCACAACCTCAAAAGCCGTATCCCTTAGGCTCAGATCGAGGTAACTAACTACCGCCACGTTGGGTCTGATCTTCAGGCTGCTGCCGCTGTAATTGAAACCCTCCGCCGTTACGTTGGCTTGATTGAATAGGTAGACCGGATCGGATGGTGCATCCTGCGCGATAGTCAGGCTGCCGGTGCTCCAAAATGCTTGGCAGCGCATGACAGACAACAGGTCATTGACCAGCTTGTACGCTTCTTCTGCTGTTTGGATCGAGGTGTTACAGCTAAACCGAGCCTCCTGACCACCAAAACCGTCATCAACCAGTGCGTTGGAGTATTTGCTGGCGGCAAAAAATGCCCACTTATCGAGTTGTGACGCAGTGATCTGATCGCCAAATCCATAGCGAGTGCTGGTCATCAAATCCCATAGGATCCACGCGGGACACGATGTCCAGATAGCTGCTGCAAACGTGCCATCCCATACAAAATTTTCGGGGTAAATAATGCGTCCAGTTGCCGAGTCAACCGTAGTTCCATTTGGAATCTGAACTTTAATACCTTTGACCAAATAACTACGAGCTGGAATGTTGCTGAACTGTTCAGCATCAACACGAAGTCCAATCAATGCGCTATTGGGATAAGTTAATTTTGCCCAGATAATCTCTGTGTAACTGTTCCAGTTGAAAGCATTACTCAGAAGTGCATCAGTACTGTCTTCTGTAATGCGAGTGACTTTAATGCGTATACTGTCCGAAATGTTGGGACGATTTAAGTTAATTAAATAATCCTTGCGATACTCATCTGCTGTGCGGCCAGAGATGACATCACTTGTGGCACCGTTGATGCCTATTGCTTGGTCTACATAAGCACCGCCAGCATATGCAATTGAAATTTTAAGTTCAACTTTTGTGCCAAGTGTATCCCCGTTTGTGCTGTTAATTTTCTGAAGTGCTGGAATTGCAATCGTTACACGTACTGCGTCAACATCAACGTCGGTGATCGTGCGAACCTGCGGGACATCCTTGAGAACCGTGATGCCAACAGGTTTTTCATCTTCAACGCTGCCGCCCAATGGAATGAAAGTTTGATTTTGTGTGCCATTTCGCGTGTAGATGGTAACGTCTTCAAAATTATACGTTCCGTCTGGATTCTGGAGAACAGTATTGTTAAAATAAATTGACTTAAATCCATCGGCCAATCCTTCAATTTCCCCTTCGGAGATTAGGTCAATAACATTGGCATATTGTCTTGAGTCAAGACTATCCTTGGCTGTTTTAGGTGTGCGACTACTGCCTCCACCAAGTTTGCCACCACCAGCGCCAACAATCGTCATGCTGTTACCTGTACCTGCACAGTGTCGGTGCCAGCCGAGATGACCACGCTGCCGACCAGCGTGAGGCCGTAGACGGCGGGAACCGGCACACCTTGCCTTGATGTTTGCTGGATACCGGAGAAATTAAATGTTTTACGTGGGTCGCTGTCACTGCCAGCGCCTTGCGGCACTTTGGGAACTGG